GTCAAGGTATCCACAACAGAGATGACTGAAATAAGGGTTTCCTAATGGAACGTGGTGACATAGCAGAGTATTCCATTCTTGGACAATCCTGCATATGGGAGGGTGTCCTAGCAACACCTCCCGAAGGAATTACAGCTAAGACCAAGTACAAATTTTATGAACGAGCAAATAATTGGGAAACTGCAATTCCAATGTGGAAACCAAATGATCTTGCTGTACGCTCCCTAGCTGACTGCGTTAATCGGTTGGGAATTGGTACTGATGTAATTACCTTCCTGCACCCCGATGCAGTTGATCCAATTTACGAATGGTTACTACGTAAAGGAGTCCGCACCACAGTGTTGTGGTACGACTCACCAAAAGATTACGAAATAGATTTGCGATACAACAGAGGCATACGAACGGTGTATGTATCAACTGACGAAGAAGCGTTTACGATAGGGTTTAGAGCCCACGTTGTTAAACCAAACACTGCATGGAGAATATGATGGCTTCCAGCGAGCTATACCTAATTTCAAAAATCATTCAAGAAAAAGACTTGAATACCCCGATAAAGGCCGGCTTAAAAGTTGACCATTTCACTGGTTCATGGCCTGAGATATGGTCATGGTTATTGGAGTTCAACCGTGTTCATGGCGCAGTCCCTACCGAACGTGTGTTCAACCAAGAATTTGGAGATGTCACGTTAGAAGATGCCTCTGGAGAAACTTTCTCTAGGTTGATTGAAGAAGTGGTAGCAGGGTTTAGAAGAAGAACCATTATGGATTCTTTGTCTCATGCAATTCCTGCGATTGACGCAAATAACCTTGAAGAGGCAATGGCCGCTCTATCAGTAGGTTTACAAAAAGCATCTGTTGATGCTGCCCGCCTTAGAGACATTGACATTATTCAAAACTGGGAAAACAGAATGGCCCGCTATGAAGTAATGCGTAATACCCCAAATGCTCTCCGTGGTATTCCAACTGGCTTTCATGGTCTTGACAAAATCACACACGGATTACGCCCACAGCAATTTATTGTGTTTGCTGGTGAACCAAAGCGTGGTAAGTCTTTGTTTGCTTTGATCCTTGCCAACTCTGCACACATCCACGGCAAGCGCCCACTCTTTGTTTCTTTTGAAATGAGCATTGAAGAACAAGAAGCACGGTATGACTCATTGATTTCCAAAGTACCGTATACCCGTATCTTGTCAGGTGACTTAAACAACGATGACATGGTAAAGATTCGCAAAGCCCTGAGCATCCGCAAAAACATGCACCCATTTGTTTTCAGTGAAGATACCTCATCACTTACAACAGTTACGGCTCTTGCTGGAAAAGTCCAGGAGTACCAACCTGATGTGTTGTTTGTTGATGGTGTGTACTTGATGGATGATGAGGAGGGTGAAGCAAAGGGGAGCCCCCAAGCCCTAACCAACATCACAAGATCTCTGAAAAGACTTGCACAGCGTTTTGACATTCCTGTGGTTGCAACTACCCAGGTTCTTTCTTGGAAGCTAGGTAATAAAAAGACTCGTGCGGTTACGGCAGATGCAATTGGTTACACCTCATCTTTTGCACAAGACGCCGACTTGATTCTTGGTGTTGAGCGAAACCCAGATATGGAAGACCAAGCAATCATCAGAGTTGTATTAGCCCGAACAGCCCCTACTGGTGAAGTACACGTTAAGTGGGACTGGACTACTATGGAATTTGAGGAGGTATCAGATTATGACGACCACATCAACCCCTCATTCGACTAACTTGGCCCAAGTCCTAGAATCACTAGGAGTAGAGGTTAAAAGAGTTGGAGACAAAGAAATAACTGGTAAATGCCCAGTTCACATCAGAACAGTTGGCAAACCAGACAATTCTCCGTCTTGGAGCATGAATGCCACAACTGGGTTATGGATTTGCTTTTCATGTGGAGCACGTGGGTCGCTATCATCTTTATTGTATGAGCTCTCAGGGGGTGACTCTGGGATTGAAATACAGAAGATGATTGTAGACGCAAGCTACAAAACTTTGATAGAGGACAAAGCCCCACAAGAAGATATATTCGTAGATCGCGATGCCTTCTTTGGATTTGACCGAGTTCCAGAACGGTTATGCAATTCTCGCAACTTAGACCCTGAGATAACACATCGCTATGGTGTACGTTGGAACCCCAAGAATAAAGCCTGGGCCATCCCGATCATGTCTGCTACTGGACGACTAGATGGTTGGCAAGAAAAAAGATTAGGTAGTGTATTGAACTTCCCAACTGGGGTAAAGAAATCTAAGACCCTATTTGGAGTTGAACGTTTCCGCAGCTCAACAGCCGTTATTGTAGAGTCACCATTAGATGTTATTAGGTTTGCCAAGGTAACAGATAAGGCCCAAGCACTTGGAACTTTTGGTGCGTACGTGTCTCAAGAGCAAGTAGACCTTATACTACATTTAGCTGATAAAGTTATAGTAGCAATGGATAACGACAAAGCTGGTGTAGAATCTAGTAAGAAACTTTACCACGCACTTGGAACACCTCGCAAAGGGTTGTACTGGTGGAACTACAAAAATACTGATGCTAAAGATATAGGAGATATGACGGACGTTGAAATTGAGGTTGGTTTAGAAACAGCCAAGATTATGCCCCCATGGATTGCTTAGATGTTTACAGGTTCCCTTTACCCCTATCAAGAAGAGTCAGTTGAAAAGATGCTTGACCGTGGTCAAGTACTTCTTGGGCTTGTCATGGGAGCAGGAAAAACCGTTACAACTATCTCTTGCATAGAAACCCTCTTAGTCAATAGAGACATTGACCGTTGTTTAGTTGTTGTCCCAGCATCACTTAAGTACCAGTGGAAACGTGAAATACAAAGGTTTACAAATTCCAGAGTAACTGTTATTGATGGTCCTGCAAAGACTAGAGAAAAACTTTGGAAAGCAGCTATTTCATCGCAATATATAATTGTTAATACTGAATGTCTGATTAGAGATTTAGAGTTCTTTAAACGCATCCCATGTCAAGCAATTGTGGTAGACGAAGCAACCATGCTTAAATCCCGTTCAAGTAAACGCTCTAAGATGGTAAAAAGAATATCCAAACCAATGGTATACAGGTACGCCCTAACCGGCCAGCCAATTGAAAACCGACCAGAAGAGTTGTTTTCCATCATGGAGTTTGTTGACCCAACGGTACTAGGTCCATTTGATGCCTTTGATAGAACCTTCATAGTTCGTGATTACTATGGTAAACCCGTGCGCTATCGAAACTTAAACAACCTACATTCTTCAATGGAAGACTGCATGATCAGAAAAACTAGAGAAGATATTGCCGATCAGCTTCCTGAAATTATTCACCAGTTAATTCCTGTACCATTTGACACTCACGGGGCAACCTTATACAGAACTATTGCAACTGACCTGTTACACCAGCTTCAGCAAGCCATGTCTAAACACGGTGGTTCTTTCAATCTATGGAAGCATTACAATGACCCAGCCTCCAATGAAGCACAAGGGCAGATCATGTCTAGATTAACTGTCCTTAGAATGCTATGTGACAACCCAAATCTGGTATCAAGATCCGCTGCAATATATGCAGATCCAAAACGCCCTAACGAGGGAAGTGCCTACGCATTTGATATTGACTCAAGAGGCTACTTATCTAAAGCAATAGACACCCCAAAACTTAATGCAGTAGTTGAGTACATTGAAGAAGTCCTTAGTGCGGACCCCAAAAATAAAGTAGTGCTATTTTCTTTCTTTAAAGAAAACTTAAGATTAATTAAGGAAGCTACCTCTAAGTTAACAAAGAGTGTTCTATTCATGGGAGGGATGTCAGCAGAAGATCGTGATAACTCTAAACAACAGTTTGGCACCGACCCAGATACTCGTTTATTCCTATCCTCAGATGCTGGTGGGTATGGTGTTGACTTACCTATGGCCAACTACCTAATTTCATATGACCTCCCATGGAGTAGTGGCAAGCTCGAACAAAGAGAAGCAAGAATTATTAGACTTTCCTCAGAATTTCCTCACGTTACTATTGCAACTTTTGTTATGCAGGGTAGTATTGAGGAACGCCAATACGAAATGCTCCAACAAAAACGTTCAATTAATGAAGCATTTGTGGATGGCAAACACCATGATGTTCGTGGTGGGTTTGACATAACACTAGGAAGCCTCACGCAATTCCTGCGTGAATCACACGTATAGGAGAAACATGAGTACCAACTCAAAAATTCATGAAATTGATCTAGGACGAATAGTTACTGAGTACGTAAATTTAAAGGGCCTTATTGAGAAATACCAAGAGCGCTTGGATCAGATTAAAAAAGAACTAACCAACCAAGTAGACTTTTACGGAGACGTTGATGATAAAGGACATAAGTGGCTCCCTGCAGGAGAGCATCAACTAAAAAGAGAACGTCGTGTGTCTATCAACCTAGATAACCGCACTGCAGAACAGTGGGCTAGAGATAAGAACATGTGGGAAGACGTCTCTGAAGAAGTAAGAGTACTTAGCGAAGATAAGCTTTTAGGTAAAGTATGGGATAACCCAGAACTAAAACTTGAACTTGATGAGCTTTATGTCAAAAAGGAATCGTGGGCATTTAAAGTGGTAGAGGGTAAGAGCTACGGAGACGAATGATGCCCAGAGACCCATTAGACTTCTTCAATGATTTACCTGACTATCCTGGTAAAACACCTCCTAAAAATAGGGATAGTGCCAAGAAAAAAGATTCAAGACTTGAAGATAGACTAAATGGTGCACGTGGTAAAGTATTCCATATGTCTGGAGAAGAACGTGTGTTCTTTTCTGTTGGAGAACTTGCTAAAGCGTTAGATAGAAAGCCGGTGACCATTAGGATGTGGGAGCAACAGGGGTGGATACCTAGAGCCACCTTTAGAACTCCCACACCCCGTGGCCAACAAATTCCTGGAAAAACTTTGAAAGGTCGTAGACTTTACAGTTTGGAACAGGTAGAATTTCTGATTGACGCTGTTGATCAGTTTCAAATTTCCAATCCAGCAAAGGCCAACTGGGATGGATTCAGAAAATACATAAAACAAAAATGGCCCAACTAACAAACACAAAGGAAAAATCATGAGCAGATACGACGATGACGACGAAACAGAAATCATGGAAGAAGCGGCAAAGCCAACACGTGCAAGCCGCAAAATCGATGATGATGAAGATGATAAGCCCGCTGTGGCTACCAAAGTAATCCGTAGTGGTTGGGGTGCTGTAGAGCAAGCTAAGTCAGCAGATTCCCCATACGCACAGAGATTGCGCATTTCAGAAGATACAACCATTATCAAGTTTCTTGAAGACGAGCCGTACGCTACCTACCGCCAACACTGGGTAGAACGTACTGGTCAGAAGTCCTTTACTTGCATTGCTGACCTAGACCCCAAGGGTTGTCCTCTTTGTGATGCAGGTAGCCGACCCTCAACACGTTTTGCGTTTAACGTAGTGTTGTTGTCCTCAGATGCTGAACCAATGCATAAGTCCTATGAAGTTGGTCCACGAGTTATTGACCAACTTAAGAACTTCCACATTGATCCACGACAGGGGCCACTTTCCAAGCACTACTGGGCGGTCAGCCGTTCAGGTAAGGGTGCAACTTCTGCAACCAACCATCAGTTGGTTAAGGAACGAGATCTTGAAGAGTGGAACATTGACGGTCTTACCGAAGATGACTTGAAGACTTTCCGCAAGGATGCCTACACCCCTGAAATTATCCAAATTCCAACCCGCAAGGACCTTACTCAGATTGCCTTAGAAGATTTGACAGACTGAGATGAACCAGTTGAATGGTTACATGGGGGGCTTAACGGCCCCCCATGTTGTATCTACAATAGAAGAGTTACAGGAAATTGTAGCTACAATTACCGAAATAGGGGCGTTTGCATTTGACGTTGAAACTCGCGGTATTGTAGAACGACATTCTGATGTTATGGCTTGGATTGACCAGGAATGGGAAGTACACGCTACAACTATTAAAACAACATCTGAAGATGTGATTGCTCGATCAAGAGAGATACTTGTAAACAAATGGGCAAACACTCTTGCATTAGACCCAATGCGTAATGAAGTCTTTTGGCTTGGGCTTGCTACAGAGGGGCACTCATGGGCAATACCTATGGGGCACCCCAACGGTGAGATCATTATCCCCGAAGAACGTGGCGATGGTTCTACCATTCCACCAAGTGGTTACCGTAAACTCCTGGCTAATGGTAAGGAGTCCATGGCTAAGGGTAGGTATTATATCCCAGCAGTGTTTTCCCCTGCTCCGGAACAGTTGTCTCGAACTGCAGTTTTTAAGGAACTTGAACCCATATTCTTTGGTGATCTTGTCAAGATTGGACATAACGTCAAATTTGATGCAAGATCTGTTCGTAAGTATTTTGATAATGAACTACCAGAAGGCCCGTTCATTGACACTATGATTGCTCAGCACATTCTGAATGAGAATCTATCCGAGTACAGTCTTGATAAACTAATAGCTCATAACTTTGGTGGGTTTAATCCTTATCATCAGGACGGAAAACTGGGTGCAATGATCACTCAAGTTCCTTTTTCAAAAGCAACAAAGTATGTACACTTAGATGCTAAATGGACATGGCATTTGTACAAAATTCTTTGGCAGAAGATTCAAAACAAAGAAGAGTTACTGTCATGCTTACGCCAAGATATGGAAGTTATTCGCGTTCTCATGGAAATGGAAGACACAGGTATCCCTGTTGACCACAGATCTATGAAAAAGCTGGGTGTTGAGTTAGACAAAGATCTAAATAATTTGCTTCTAAATATGATGGACTACGCTCCCCCTGGATTTAACCCAGATAGCCCTAAACATAAACAACAACTCTTGTTCACTAAGAAGCGAGAAGGTGGATTGGGGTTAAAACCAACCAAGTTTACGGAAAAAGGATCAGCTTCAGTAGATGAAGAAGCACTTCACAATCTTGAAGCCAAGCACCCAATTGTTCCAATGTTGATTGATTGGGCAGAAACAAAAAAGGTTAAGTCAACCTATGTTGATGGTTTACTCACAAAGTTAAACAAGGGATCATTGCATCCGTCATTTCACCTACACAGAACTGCTACTGGGCGTTTGTCCTCAAGCAACCCTAATCTACAAAACATCCCAAGAGACAGTAGCGTTCGTAGCTTGTTTGTGGCCACCCCTGGAAATGTACTGCTAGTTGCTGACTATGACCAGATTGAACTTCGTGTTATGTGTATGTTCTCAGGAGATAAGAAAATGAGTGAGTTCTTTCTTAATGGGGATGATATTCACGCAGGAGCTGCAGCCTTAATCTTAGGTAAGCCAGTAGAAGAAGTTACCTCAGAAGAACGCCAACTTGGTAAAGGAGTTAACTTCTTGACTGCCTACGGCGGAGGCCCTCAAAAACTAGCAAGAACAACTGGTGTTGATGAAGAGCATGCACGTTTTGTTATTGACCAGTACTACAAACAGTTCTCAGGAATAACTAAGTGGAAGAAATCCATCATTGATGAGGGCATAAAAATGGGATATGTAAAAACTATCTCAGGTCGTCGTCGTCGACTTCCTGACTTACGATCAGATGACTACATGTTACGTTCCAGAGCAGAACGTCAGGCTGTGAACGCAGTAGTACAAGGATCAGCGGCTGATATATGTAAGAAAGCTATGATTGACGTTTATGAAGTACTCAAGTACACAGAATCTAATATACTTGTTCAGGTACATGACGAACTAGTGGCCATGGTTCCAGAAGACTCAGTTGACATAATTCAGCCATTGTTTATAAATGCCATGGGTGATGGTAACATTATTAATGGAATACCATTGAGAGTGTCCTGTCACTCAGCTTATAACTGGTCGGAGGCGAAAGGATGATCATGGCTTCAAACCCAGTAGAAGAACGCAACTTCTATCTGACTCTATCTATATTGGAGGGTCAAAAGTTAGCTCACGCTGCTGGTTTTTCTGTACCATCTCCTGATGTTCAACAACATGAAATTATAGATACCATGCAAAAATGGTTTGTATTGTCTAATACCGGCGTATTACACCATTTAAAAGAGTGTGCATCATGGATGATCACTGTTCTTAGAGAAAATAATGACTTTGACGAAGCTACATTAAAAGCAACTGAAAATATTATTACATCATTTGGTGTGGCAACCATTGCACATCTAATAGATCAAGATATAATATCCATTGATGAAACAGCAGTAGACCCATCGTTTACCGAAAAAACTATGGAATCTTTAGTTGGATTGATGCTTGCAGCAGCATTAGATGATCTAGACTATGACGAAGACGAGGAGGAAGACGAGGACTATGAGTAGTGATTGGTGGTCAAAAAAACTAAGTGGAGACAAACCATCTCCGTCAACTAACCGTAGTTTTAACCCAGTTATACCTCCTACCTCTGGTGTCATTAGATTCCCACAACCAGTAATTCCACAACAAGGGCCTGATGAACCACAGCGTGTTTTACGCCCAGATTTAGATTCACAAGCACAAATTACAATGGGTGAAGCGTTAAGACTATGGAAGGGTGGGGAAGCTGCCAAGAAACAAGGTGACGTTACTTGCCCTGAATGTGGTAGCCCTAACGTATTTACACGAAGCTCTAAATCAGCAAGTACAAGTATTCAAGGTAAGTCACCAGCACCAAGATGTTTTGAATGTGGCTGGAATGGTATGTATGACCAAGCTTCCCAGACTTCCTGGGGCGTCTAACAAAAAGGAAACAAATGCGCATTGATGCAACACGCGAGAGCCTTGATTCAATCATCTCCGCAATCAATAAAAAGTACGGCGAAAACATAATTGTCCAAGGTAACCAAGTCAAAGAAGAAGTACCCCGTATTACTACAGGTATTCTTGCCTATGACTTAATGCTTGGAGGAGGATGGCCAGCAAATCAGTGGTCTGAGATTATTGGGGATGAATCCTCAGGAAAGACTGCGCTTGCCTACAAAACTATTGCGGCTAATCAAGCAATAGATCCAGATTGGGTAGCAATGTGGATTGCAGCTGAAGAGTTTGTACCTGATTATGCCAAAGCAATCGGTGTTGATCTTGACCGCCTTTGGGTTGTTGAAACCAACGTTATGGAACAAGTCTATGACTTGATTATTCGTGCGATGGAAAACCGTGCGGTTGACTGCATTGTTCTTGACTCTTTACCCGCACTCGTCCCAGGCGACGAAGCAGAAAAGATGATGGATGAGTTTACAATGGGATTAGGTGCACGTCTTACAGGTAAGTTCTTCCGTAAGAGCAGCAAGGCACAGAAACGCTCAATGGTCGTAGAAGACCGTGGTTGTACAGGCTTGATCATTAACCAATGGCGTGAAAAGATTGGCGTCATGTATGGTGACCCACGAACCACACCAGGTGGTAAGGCCAAGAACTTCCATTACTTTGCCAGAGTAGAAGTTAAGCGTGACGAGTGGATTAAAGAAAAGGATGAGCCAGTAGGTCAAACCATCCGTGCTCGTACAATGAAAAATAAGACATACCGCCCACAGCAGGTTGCCGTCGTAGACTTCTACTTCTCAGAGGCAAACGGTTTTAAACTTGGGGAATTTGACACTATCAAAGATATCGTAAATATCTGTATCTCGGTAGAAATCATTACACGAGGTGGGGCGTACTACAACTACAACGGGCAGAAGTGGCAAGGTAAGGAAGCATTACTTAATGCTGTTCGTGAAGATCTAGACATGCAAGCAGAACTACGACAGAAAGCTACGGAGTATTTCCTATGATGTTTGGTAGAGAAGAAAAGCGTTCAATAATGAAAGCTTCTAAGAAGCAAGAGAACCGTTCTGCAAAAATCTATAAGGGTAGCCGTAATGCAGGATCAGGTTCAGGTTGGATGCGCAAGAATGACGTGCGTACCCATGAACTTCTTATTGAAAATAAACTTACAAATAATGTTAAATCATACTCAGTTAAATCCCAAGAGCTGGTAGAGTTAACACAACGTGCAGTACTAGAAGACAGACTACCGGTTTTGCAGTTTGATCTCGGTGGTCGTCATTATGTAGTATTAAACGAAGCCGACTTTCAAATGCTTATTGGAGAACAATGAATAGGTATGATCAGTCAAGCTTAATAGAATATGGTTTATCTAAAGAAACAGATCAACCAGATTGGCAAACTATTGCCAAGAACCTATATGAAGTTATTCAACAAGGTACCGAAATGCCTGTTCATATAGGATTACAATACATAGAAGACTACATTAAGGCGACTCGTGGATAATACACCAAATGTTGAAAAACTGCGCAGTGATTGCGCACACTTAGCAAGAATTATTGCATCAATGTACAACTGGGAAAATAAGAGTGTTGAAGAAATCATCGCTGCTTTTCCAAAGGAAACAAATGACTGATACCCCGTGGTACACAAAGAACTACAAAGACTTAGCCAAAGTTAAGGGAAGAATCCTCCCAGCAATTCAAACTCAAGTGGCTCTTAATAGTAAAGAGCGAAATAGTACTAGAGATACAGAACACCTACACCCATCAGAGCTTTCTAAAAAGGACTGGTGTGCTAGAGCCGCATGGTATAAAATTAGACAATACCCTGCGGCAGAAGAATCCTTAGCCTTTAGCCGCCTTAACATTTTTGAGGAGGGCCATGCAATACACGCAAAATGGCAAAAGTGGATTCAGCAAGCTGGCATTCTTGGTGGCACCTGGGAATGTGAGGCTTGCCATGAACGCTGGGAAGGCGTTTCTCCTGAGTGTTGTCCTGTTTGTTCTAGTGATGCCTTTCGTTATAGGGAGGTACCTGTACGTAACGATGCACACCGAATACTCGGTCACGCCGATGGAGAAGTGGTGGATGCGGAAGGTAGAGCCCTTATTGAGATAAAAAGCGTAGGGTTAGGAACTGTTAGATGGGACCACCCAACTCTTTTTAAGGCCTACTCAAGTGGTGAACTTACTCTTGATGGTCTATGGAAGAACATTAAAAAACCCTTTGCTTCACACGTCCGACAAGGGCATGTATATATGTACTGCACAGGACACGACAGCATTGTGTTTATCTATGAATGGAAACCTACCCAAGAGGTAAAAGAATTCACGGTAAACTACCAAGAAGAAATTATGCAGCCAATACTAAACAACTGTAAAACAGTTATGTATCATTTAGAGGAAGACACCCTTCCTGATACACCAGATTGGGCATATGATAAAAACTCTAGTGGATGTAAATTCTGTCCATATAAAAAGGAATGCTGGAAATGAGAGTAATTCCCAAAGTTGAAGATGAAGGCCCAGCACTTACACGCTTTAAAACTAAGTTTGCGTTACCAACACGCCCATCAGATTCTCCACCAGATCTACCTAGTGATCTAGACGACATGGATGATAGAGATCTCATGAATGTATATACAGAATTTATGGCATGGGTTTCTTACCTTAAAGGGCAACTAGTCCAAGCAGAGATTGAAGAAGACAGAGAGGGTAATCAATGTCGGGTTACAGAGGCAAAGGTTTTAATAGAGCAGTGGGGAGCAGATGCCAAGGGGGATCGCGTTACTATCGCAAAAGCAAAAAGAGATGTAGATTCCCGCGTCTTGTCCCAACAAGAGAAATACCAAGTTTCTAGAGCGTACAGAAAGCTACTAGAAGCATTATTTGATTCATGCGAACGTGGAGCACAATTGCTTTCACGAGAGCTTAGTCGTAGAATTGGTTTACATAGTAAAGAACAACGTACATCAAGATTTGGAGCATAATATGGAAACTATGCAAGAAAAATACGCACGCATCGCTAGTAGGATACTAGGTGCAGATATAGAGCAGTACGTTGTAGATCAAATGGGCACCCCAGCGGTTGACATTAACAACCCAGAATTAACACTACAGCCTTCAGATACCTCAACTACTAACCCTTACTTTACACAAAAGAATAATGGTCCATACACCACTCAAGAATTTGGAGCATGATATGCCAACATGGGATGAAATTGGAGCTAAAAACGCTAGAGAAGCAAATGAGCGTATGCGTCAAGATGCAAACGCACGTGCGTCAGTTGCCCCTATTAACAGTGTTAACGAAACACTAAAAGAAATTAAAGCCCTACTTATAGAAATTAGAAATGCTATAAAGGACACCAAGAATGTCAGCGGCTAAACAAAAAGGAACTTCCTTTGAAACAGCTATACGTAAGTATCTTAATGCTAAAGGTTTTCCCAAAGCATCCCGTACGGTCTTAAAAGGTGGGGAAGATACCGGGGACATCAATGGTATTCGTAATGAGGGGCAAGAACGAGAGCTTGCTATACAATGTAAAAACCAACGTAAGTTAAGCTTAAGTGGCTGGTTAGACGCTACAGTAGAGCAAGCAGCTAGGTTGGGAAAGTCAATGCCTGCCTTAGTTGTTAAACGCGCTGGTAAAGGAGAAAAAGCATTGGGTGATACATATGTTGTGATGAGGTTAGATGACTTCGTTACACTGCTACAAGAGGGTGGTTACTCGTAAAATTAAAGGGTTGATAATAACCCTTTAACTATATGGAGTAAATCATGTCACAAGACAACGTAGACGATATTGTAAAAGTTTCCGGTAGCAGCAACCCACAGAGTGTTGGATCTATCGTAGCCCGAGCCGTAATTGCCGGACAGCACCCAAAGATGCGCGCTATTGGTGCAAGCGCGGTAAACCAGGCCGTCAAAGCATGTGCTATCGCACGTGGCTTTGTTGCCCCAAGGGGTGTTGACCTATGCTTTATTATCGGTTTTGATGACATTGAAGGTGACAATGGAGAAACCATCTCAGCTATAGCTTTTAAGCCTGTTGCTCGATAATAACCACATATAAAGTGGTATTATTGTTTATCTTGTCTTTCACTATTTAGGAGACCACACACCATGGCAGCAAAGAAAAAAGGCGCATCTGACAAAGACCCAGCACCTAAGAAACCAGCGTCTAAGAAGCCAGCAGCTAAAAAAGAAGATACTCCTAAAAAAGAAACAAAAAAGAAGATTGGTGAGGGAGTTTCCCTTCCAAAGAGTGAGCGAGCAGTTTCAAACAACGCTCGCGCCAATATGTTGAGGCTTAAAAAAGAAAAGGAAGCTCAAGAAGCACTACTTTTAAGTAGTGGTGTTTCTGCTCAGCAAGCTTCTGATGCTGCTGAAATTGCAAGACTTGCTCAAATTGAAGCATTAAAGACCACCAGCGTTGCACCTGAAAGAGCTGCACTAGATGAAGAAGACGCAGCTTT